TTTACAAAAGGAGCATTTGATATCATTCGAACCATGCTTGAGAAGGCTGGTTTTGGTGAATTGTTGATTTCTGCTTTTGATGGTTTGGCAACTGAGTGTATGTTTCCCATCTATGAATCAGATGGTTTGATCTATGAGGCCTTCGGTTCTAATCCTTCGGGCCACTCTCTCACTGTGATTATCAATGGATTGTGTAATGTCCTCTACATGAGGTATGTGTACTATTCATTGCACAAGGTGGACCGTCCTGGAGTGATTCCTTTGTTCCATGAGGTTATTCGTTTGATGACGTATGGCGATGATAACGCATTCAACACTAAACCAGAGGAAAAGCTTTTCAATATGCAATCTATCCATGCTGAGCTTGCTAAGATTGGTGTGGGTTATACTGATGCGAACAAGAAGAAACCCGAGGTTCCGTTTAAGAAACTCGACGATCTATCTTTCTTGAAGCGATCTTTCCATAAGCATCCACAATTGAAGAAGGTGGTTGGTGCTTTGGAAAAGGAATCGATTTTCAAGTCGTTATCTATGACCCACAGACCAAAGAAAGGGCAGAAGGAATCGATGGCTGAGATTTGTGCTTCCAATCTCAATGGTGCTTTGCGTGAACTTTACTTCCACAGTGCAGATGAGTATTACAAATACTTGCCTGTGTTTTGTGAAATCGCGCGTGAGACCAAGGATCCAGAAGGACACAAAGTCATTGATTACTTTAAACCTTTCACTGAGGATGAGATTCGAGAGCAATATGAACGAACATCGTGTACTTACGACAAGGCGTTAGAGGCTCTTGAATGCCAAGCAGGTGAACTTGAAGACATCGAAGATATCGGAATGGTTGATTGTGTTCCATCTGGCGCGGCTTATACTGTGAAGAGACAGAAGTTGAGGCGACGTGAACGTTTTTACCAGGAGTGGGAGATTGAATTCGGAGTCAAAGTTGTTGATCGTTGGATGGAAACACCATTTCAACCCCTTCCACATTTTGTGCGAGGCGATTTAACATATGCTTGCATTGATTGTGCCCGCAAGAGATTTGGATTGGGTATTATTCGCAAATGGGTGCTCATTGAGGAGTATTTTATGTATGCGAGAGATGTGGATTTCATCCGCTATCACAACATGACAATGGGGTATGATTGGAAATACCCCACTTTTCAGGCTTTGAGGGAGTGGTCGTATGGCCAATTCTCTTCTCAGGTTATTTACTTCGATGGTCTCCTCCTTTACAGAGAGCCCGAAGTTGAGGTCGGGCCAGCCTCTAGATCCTATCGTGAGCAATATATTTCT